TTGAAGAGAGACTCGACTATTTATTTAGAGCCTTTAAGTGATGAACAGACAGGAAGTCAGTTAACTGATCTTGACTTGATTAGAAAGAGATCAAAGGCTATACGAAATGCTCCAAATCGATTTACTTATTTCGGTGGAGATCAGATTAATGCAATCACACCAACGGATAAGAGGTGGAATAAAGACACTGAATTACTTGATGACCCTGAAGAACAAAGAGCTTTATGGCAATCTATGCATCAAAAGTTATTTGATATTCACAAAGAACAAACCATTAAACAATATTGGACAACACCAACAAAACAAGAGCCAAATATACCATTCCGACATGAAGGTATTAATGAAAAGGTTTGGGCTTTGTTATGGGGAAACCACGAATATAAAATCAATTATTTAACAAAGGCATTACTTAAACGTCAGTATTGTGCTCCTAATAAAGTACATTTCTTCGGTGCAAAAGGTATGATAGGACTAAGAGTAATGTGGAAGAATGAAATTTTACACGAGTGGTCTTTGGCAATAATGCATGGATCAGGTGGTGGAACTGTTGAGAATATGTGGAGATTACAAAAACAGAATCAGGTAGCTGATTGGTTTGGCTGTGGTCACTTACACCAAAGACAGATGAAAGAAGAATTGTATCATAGGTTTGACTTTGAACTAGGAAGATGGGTCACATCTCAAGTGATATTAGCAAATGTTGGATCATTCCAAAGGGTAATGGTGGACGATGTTGATGGATATATGGACAGAAAGAATGGTATAGTAGGAACTGAAATTGGAACTATTACAACAGGCTTTAACGCATATGAGGGAAAAATGAGTTGTCACATGTAAAGAAAAAGAAGCCAAGACGACAGGTAAGGCGTGATAAAATACCACCTTTAGAAGATGAGCCAAAGGTTACTTTACCTAAAAATGTTAAACTTGGAGATTTTGAAATAGTTCAACCTAGAATAATGCAGGTATTAGAATCAATTAAACTTGGGGACTTGGTATATTCTGGTATTATAATGCAGAGATTTGGTTGGAATAAAAGAAGATCATTAGAATACCTAGATAAACTAGAACAACTTGGATATCTTACCTCAAAGAAAGAACTAATAAGATCACCAAAGGGATTTGTGACACCAGCAAGAGTGTTCACAAGGATAAAATAGACCAATTTTTTTTGTAAGACCCTGTAAACGTTTAAATACCCCTTTAGAATTATAAGTCCTGTTATAAAAGAAGAGCAACAAATCTTAAATACTAATGCCTCTTAGAGACCCTATGTTCATTGAATTTATATGGAAAAATAAAGATGGAAAGACTTTAAAAACATTAGTCGAGCATACAAAAGCACAGACATTTATAAATGCTTTCGTAGACAGGGGTGTAGAACCACACGTATCTATGCCTGACGAAGTAGTTTTAAGTAATCAGATTGATATTTTAACATTGCAACAGAGATAAGTACTAACAAGGAAACAAAGTTAATTAAGTTAGGTTAATTAAGTTAGTTAGCTAAGTGATAGCTAAGAGTTAGTTAATATTTGATACCTTGCTAGTAAGGCTTTTATATGAGCCAGTATACTATATCATATGAAGTTTAAATCAACGACAGTTACAATATCTGTAGGTCAACATGCAAGAAGAATTTTTGAAGACTTGGATAAAATGAGACCAAATCATCTTAGTATGAGTTTGTTCCTAGCAGTTGTAGCAGAAGATTATGTTAGAAACCATGGTCTAAACACCAAGATGTTAGACTTTATAGACAATACCAATAAAAGTTCAATGCCTATGTTCTATGCACCAATCAAAAATTGGACTATGAAAGTAAGGGAGTTATCACCAGAAGACTTTATGAAACTACAAGAAAGACATGTACAGCTAGGTAATTTGATTCGAAAAGAGGGTGAAAAGAGATTATGATGACAGACTCAGCAATAGTAGACAGGTTAACTGAAATCTTTTCAATGCCATATTGGACTAATATAATAGACTCATTTAGACCAGACGATACTATGACAATAGATATATCAAATCAATTATTTGGAGACCTATTTCTGGAGAATGAAGAAGACTTTAAGGAACTTGCCAAACAAGCAGTGTTATCTGTGAAGCAACAAAAATTGGCAGGATTAAAAGTATTAGAAGTATTTAACCGTTTTGAAATCAAACTGGTTTCAGATGATGAGATACAAATGAACAAAATAAACTCAACCGTTGAGGGTCAAACAATATCATTCACATCAGTTGTGATAGGTGCAGTCCCACCAAAAACATTTACTAAAATGTGTGATGCAATGTGCCCAAACTGTTATACAACCGTGAGGTTAAAGGCAGGTTTTGATAGAAAGATACACACTTTACAATGTGCAAAATCAACATGTAGAGGTACTAAAATGGAAATTCAGAAAACTAACTTAGAGACAGAAGATATACAAACAGTTGTACTGCAACAACCACTAGAAGATGCAGTAAAAAACTCACCAATAGCACACACTGCAAAAGTAGTTGGTAAACAGGTAGGTTCTTCATATGTTGGTCAAAGAAAAAAGGTACTTGGTATATTCAGATCTGATATTGATCAGAAGAAAGACGAAAACGATGTATTTATTGATGTAATATCAATGGCAGATACCGATGATGTAGATGAAATTCTTCCAACAGAGGCTGAAGAGAAAGAAATCAGAGTAGAAGCCACACAAGAAACCTTTGTAAAGAAGCTAATTGACAGTTATGCACCACATATTTACGGTATGGAGGACGTTAAACTGTCATGTATACTCCAATTAGTAGGGGGTGTTGACTCAAAAAAGAGGGCTGACATAAATATTCTATTAGTAGGAGACCCCTCAATGGCAAAATCAGAGCTGTTAAAATATGGTAATTCTGTAACACAGAAAAGCATTTACACTTCTGGTAAGGGAACAACAAGTGCTGGATTAACAATTGGAATGGTCAAACTTTCCGATGGAACAATGATAGCACAGGCAGGTGTATTACCTTTATGTAATAATGGTTATGCATACATTGACGAATTTGATAAGATGAACAAAGATGACAGAACTGCAATGCATGAAGCAATGGAACAACAGACCGTAAGCATAGCGAAAGCTGGTGTCAATTTGACACTTGATGCAAAGACATCTATTCTCGCAGCAGCCAATCCAAAGTTTGGAAACTATGACGATTCACTGGCTTTAATGGATAACATTAACATACCAAGTCCGTTACTTTCAAGATTCGACTTGATATGGTTAATCAAAGACAAGGTAAGTCAGATAGAAGACAAACAAAAGGCTGATCACATATTAGATGGTTTCACAAATAAAGAAGCAGATAAAACCTGTAGGTTTACAGAAAGAGAATTGACTGCGTTTGTTAACTTGGCAAAGAAGGAAGAACCAGTATTGGATAAAAACGTAAGAGATGAAATAATAACAATATATCAGAAATTAAGACAGGCATCAAACACCCAATTTACAGTTGGTATAAGACAGCTTGAGGCTTTAATCAGACTTTCAATGGCACATGCAAAACTAAGGTTTAAACCAGTAGTAGATATTAACGATGTGAACGTAATAAAAGATCTGTTAATCTCAATGTATATGAATTTTGATATAGATTTGAAGGCAGGAGGCACACAGTCAAAACTGTTCACTACAGGCAGAATGTCAAAGGAACAAACATATCACCAGATATGGCAAGAGTGTGCAAGCTCTGATGGTAGGGTTGACACAACTGAGTTCATGAGAAAATTAGAAGAGAAAGGCGTATCTAATCTTGATGCTACTAAACTATTTCATAGATGGGAAAACACAAACACAATAAAGTTGATGGCAGATGGGACGTACAAAAAAACAAAGTGAGAACACTAATATAGTAGAAGGCACTACAGACAGTATGCCAGAAACTGAATTAGAGTCACCTGAAATAAAATCAATACTAGACTTGAAAATTAATCAACTAGAAGGTGTCGGTGCTGTAACAGCAAAAAAATTAGAGGACTTTGGTGTATCATCTTTACATGATATATGTGTAAGGGGTGGTAGAGAAATTTCTGAAATCACTGGTGTTACAAAAGCCAAAGCAGACCAATGGGTTTTCAATGCACAAAAGATACTTGAAGATAATGATTTAATAAGAAAAAGTGACATGGGAGTAGTAGACTTGATGGAATATCAGTCAAATGCCCCTACCTTACAGACCAAGTGTAGTGCTGTAGATGACCTTATGACAGGTGGTGTCAAGCCAGAATGTACATATGAAGTCTATGGAGAATTTGGATCAGGTAAGACACAGTTTTGTTTTACATTAGCATCTCAGGCTTTATCAGAAGGTGAGAATGTGGTGTGGATAGACTGTGAAGATACTTTTCGTCCAAACAGAATACTTGAAATAATGAAATCAAGAGAATATGTCACTGACAAAGAAAGTATGGAAGAGGCACTAAACAGAATAACATACTTCTATGCTCCACAAACAGAAGCATTGATGGGAACGATTAACGCCTTATCAAAAACAATGGACGAGAAAAGACCTAGACTTGTGGTAATAGACGGTTCTATAGGACAGTTCAGAGAGGAATATCTCGGTAGAGGGACTCTAGCTGACAGACAAAATCAGATAGCAAGACTGATGACTCATTTGAAAAACATATCATACTACTTTAAGACAACAGTTGTATATACAAATCAAGTACAGACAGACCCTTCAGTTATGTTTGGTGACCCAGTAAAACCAATAGGAGGTAATGTAGTGGGACATGCAGCGACATATAGGATATATTTCAAGAAATCTGGTAAAAAACGCATAGCAAGAATGGTAGATAGTCCAGAACACCCACAAGCTGACGCAGAATTTACGTTAACTATAAAAGGGATTGAAAACAAAGTCGATTGATGAAGGGAGATCAACCTACGGAAGCTCACGGAACTTATTGTTTGG